TAGTATTCCATCCAGATTCAGTATTTACTGGTGGAGATGATATACAGGTTCAAACTTATAGTGAAGTAATTAATTCTGAACTTGACTTAATAAATTTAGCACCAGATTTACAATATGGTGTAGGTTTAGAAATAGATTCTTTATCTCTTTTACAATATGATTCATTAAATGGAACTAGGCAAAATAGAAATGAATTTAAATTAACTCATAATGAAGATCCAATTTTTGGTAATTATTTTAATCCTTCAGATGTTGTTGATTTAGCAACAGGAACATTTAGTATTTCAAATAATTTCTTCTATAATGATGAGAAATTACTTTACACTCCAGGATCTTCAATAGATGGTATTGGTACTGGACGTTTATTAATGTCTAATGGTAATCCATTGCCAGAAGAAGTATATGTAAAAGCTTCAGGAACAAATTCAGATAGTTTTCAATTATCAACTACTAAAGCAGGGGCAGCAGTAACCTTTATTGGACTTGGTACTGGTAATTACCATTTATTGGAAATGTCTAAGAAAAATGAGAAGAGTTTGTTTACCTTGAATGGTATGGTTCAATCTCCATTGGCATATACTCCAATTACTGAAACTATTACTAATAACGTAGCAGGGCAAGTTGGAATATCTACTACATTAATTTCTGTCAGTGGAATTTCATCTATTATATTAAATGATGTTCTAAAAATAGATAATGAATATATGAAAGTTACTAATATTGGTGTTGGAACAACCAGTGTTGGACCTATAACTGAAAATGGAACACTTAGTATATTAGAAGTTGAAAGAGGATTTGTTGGTACTTCTGCATCTACACATGCTGATAATAGTACTCTAAGATTGTATAGAGGTGCTTATAATATTGTTGGTGATAGTGTTTACTTTACTGAACCACCTAGTGGTGTAGATCAGGGATTAAAAGCTTCTTCTAATAGAGATTCGGGTAGAGCAACTTTCAGTGGAAGAGTTTATTTAAGACAAAATTATTCCACTAACGCTGTATTTGATGATATATCTGGAGAATTTACTGGTATTGGGCAAACATTTACAGTAAAGGTTGGTGGTGCAAATACTACTGGTATTGTAACTGGAAGTACTTTTGTAGCATTAAATGGACTATTCCAGTCACCAACTACTGAAAATAATCAACTTAACAATTACGACTTTACAAAAGAAGTTTCTGGTATTACTAGTTTCGTATTCAGTGGAATTACATCTACCAATGGTAATTTAATTGTTGTAGATAACGATCCTAATCAGAATCAATTGCCTAGAGGTGGACAAATTATATCCATTGGTTCTAGTGGTGGACTTGGAATTGCTCCTTTAGTTGGTGCATCAGTAACTGCAGTAACTAACTCTGTAGGAAATATTACATCAGTTGGAATTGGTAGTACAGATTATCATGGATCTGGATATACTCTTAATGGAAATATTTCTATTGGTATAACAGATGTAGCATATACTCATAGATTTGTAAGTGCTGGTGTTAATTCAGTTACAGTTAATCCTAATGGTATTGGTGCAATTTCAGCATTTACACCTACAGATGCAACATTTAAGTCTGATAGTGGTGAATTAACATTAATTAAGTCTAGTCATGGACTTATAACTGCTGATACTTACACAGCAACGACTGGAACACAGTATAATGGAACTGTAGGTATATTGACTGTTAAACTCAGTGCAACGCCTTCTCCTGCCCTTGCAAATGGACAAATAGTTAGAATATCAAATGAATCATTAACATTTACTTGTAAAAAAGATAGTGATGCTACGGAGCATTTATATCCAAGAGTTTCTGATCCTATATCTGGAAGATATGTACCTATTTCTAACGTAACTGGTGGAGATACATTTGAGATTAACGTTCTTAAAATTGCTGGTGCTCCTTCATCAAATGTTAGTACTCATACATTTGTTTCTGGTATTAGTAATGCTATTAGTAGATCTGCAAATACTGTTGGAATTGCAACTGGTTCTATAGCATTTAGATGTTCTAGTGATTATTATAAGAGTATTCAATATTATCCTAGAACAACAGATGAAGCTCATAATGCTACGTTATCTATTAAGTCGGCAACTGATAATTCAATTACAGTAGGTGTTGGATCTGCTGGTGGTGGAGGTACTGGTGCAGTTATAACTGCTACTGTCGTACAAGGAAATATTCATACTTATGTAAGTGGATTATCAAGTTCTCTCTTGATTGATAGTACTACTTACTTTAGTCCATATTCAATAGGTGGTTTAGGTAATGCATACGACCCAGTGAGTGGTATTATGACAGTTACTACAACCACTCCACATGGAGTTAGTGCTGCAGGATTGCAGACAGCTACAGCAGCAATATATAACCCATATGTTGGTATTATGACTATTACAACTAATGGTAGTCATGGATATAATACTGGTGATTATGTTAAGATTGCAGAAAATTCTTTAACATTCACATGTGCAAAGGATAATAATGATAGTAATCATACTTACCCAAGAGCAACAGATCCAATTTTCAATAAGTGGATACAAATTACTAAGAAGACAGCTACTCAGTTCTCGATTCAAGTTTTAGATTCTGTACCTTCAACTAATACATCAGATCATACCTTTGTATCTGGAACTGTTGGTGGTATATTAAAGGCAAATAATACAGTTGGAATTGGTACAAGTGCATTTACATTTACTTGTACTCAAGATAGTAATGTTAGTCTGCATTCTTATCCTAGAAAGGATAAAGAGAATCCTGGTTCAGATCCAGCACACAACTCAACTTTAGGTGTTGAATCTGTTGGTACTACAACTTCATTTACTTTAAATGTTGGTAAATCACCAGCAGGAAGTGGTGGTGCATTAAACTTCTCTATTAGTAGTGCTGGTAAGGGTTATGTTAATCCAAGAATTTTACCTCCAGCTCCTGCATATGAAAATCTTGATGTAATAGGAATATCCAGATTAGGTATTGGATTAACTACTGATACTGGTACTTCATTACAAATTGATATTAATCCTAGTGCTAGTTCTACCTCAGGTATTGGATCTATTTCAAATGAAGTTAATTCTTTTGATATTAAGAGAGAAGGGTTTGGATTTAAGAGAGGTGATGTATTTACACCTATCGGTATTGTAACGGATAGATATTTCTCTTCACTTCTAACACCTTTAGAGTTTACTGTAAATCGTGTATTTACCGATGCATTTGCTTCTTGGAATGTTGGAGAATTTGATTATATTGATTCTATTAAGAATTTACAAGATGGATTTAAGACAAGATTCCCATTAAATTACAATGGAGAATTAGTTTCATTCCAGAAGGATGATGCTGTAGAAATGGATATACAAGCATTACTTCTAATATTTGTTAATGGTGTTTTACAGGTTCCTGGTGATTCTTATACATTTGGTGGAGGAACAACATTTGCCTTTAGCGAACCACCTGATGCTGATGATACTGTTGTTGTTTTCTTCTATAAAGGAACTAATAATGTTGATGTCACTTATGTTGACGTTGTTGAAACTTTGAAAACAGGTGATCAGGTACAGATATTTGGTGATGGTGAGAAAACTAATCAAGAAAAGAGAACTATTAGTGGTATAACAACTTCTGATACAATTGAAACTAATTTATATTATGGTAAGGGTATTAATGAAACTACTCCTAAACCATTAACTTGGATTAAGCAAAAGATTGATAAAACAGTTAATGGTGAAATAATTTCTAAAGCAAGACCTTCTCTCGAACCATTAGTATTCCCGACTGCAAGAGTCATTGCTGATTTCTCAACAACTGATGCTGAAATGTTTGTTGATACTATGGAATTATTTGATTATGAAGAAGAAGGAAACATGGATATTATTATTGTCGATGAATCACAAACATTAGCAGGGGCTGCTTTTACTGCTACTATTTCTGGAGGTAGTGTTAATGCTATTTCAATTGCTAGTAGTGGAAGTGGATTTAGTACTACTACAGTCCCATTAACAATATCTCCACCAAGAACTAAGATTCAAGTTGGTGTTGCAACAACTGCAACTGCAACTGCAACTATAAGTGGTGGAAATATTACATCTATTACTATTACAAATCCAGGATTAGGATATACTGTTGCACCTTATGTAATTGCACCAGCACCAGTAATTCCATCAGAAACTGTTGGTGGTGTTACACAAGCAAATGTTGATGGATTCTCTGGAATAGTTACTGGAATAACTACCGCATTTGGAAGTGGTGGTACTGGAACTCTGGCATTGAAGTTCTTCTTGAATAAATCTTCTGGTGATTTTACAGAACTTGTAAATGGATATCCAGTTTACATTTATGATACTAATATAGGAACTGGAGTAACTTCCATATACGCAACTGGAAATGATTCTGTTGTAGGAATAGGTACTACTTTTATTGATAACATATACTATGTAAGTTCAATTAACAGAACTGGATTAAATGCAGACTTTATTGCTAATGTTGATTCTAATTCTAGTATTATTGGAATTGGAACAACTGGTGAAGGTTCTGGTAAGTTCTCTTGGGGTAGATTATCTGGGTTCAGTAGATCTTCAACTCCAATATCAATAGGAGTAACTTCTAAGACTATTAATGCTGGATTATCCACTTTCCCAAGAATACAAAGAAGAAATATTGGTATTAGGAACTCTGGTGGAATAAATAAACCAACATAACCCGTATAAATAAAGAAAAAAGCTATAAACGATGGCGGCAATTGTAACAGACCAGTTTAGAATCAATAATGCTAGTAACTTTTTGGGGGATGTCAATGACACCTCAAATTCTTATTATGTGTTTGTAGGTCTATCGAATCCTGGTATAAGTAATGCTTTTGGTAGAGCAGCTAGTGATTCTACTTGGAACTCATCAACACCAAATCCAACTGATGATTTTAATTATCTTAATCATAGTAAAGATACTATGATTTTTGGTAAAAAAATTACTCCAGATAATATAAGAAGAGTTATTAGAAAAGTAACTTGGACTAGTGGAAATAGATATGAAATATACCGCCATGATTACAATTCTAGTAATACATCACCTATAACCGATTCTTCTAGGTTATATGATTCAAATTACTTTGTAATTAATAAAGATTACAATGTTTATATTTGTATCAATAATGGATCTAGTGGAATTAATACAGAAGGAAATCGTTCTCAAAATGAACCATTGTTTACTGGATTAGAACCAACTAGAGCAGCAGGATCCGTAGATGATGGATACATTTGGAAATTCTTATTTTCAGTTGCTCCTAGTGATATTATTAAGTTTGACGCTACTGAGTTTATACCTCTTCCCAATGATTGGAATTCATCTACAGATGCTCAAATAACTGCAGTTAGAGATAATGGTAATGCTGATGTAAATAATAATCAGATTAAAAATGTTTATATTGCCGATCAAGGTAATGGATATGCTGGTAGTGGAGTATCTCAAGAATTTAACATTGTTGGTGATGGAAGTGGTGGTAAAGTTATAGTTGATGTTGTTGGTTCTAAAATAACAGGCACACAAATATCTGTTGGTGGTAAAGGTTACACTTATGGAATGGTAGATTTAACTAGTATTTCATCTGGTGTAGATAGTGATAATAAAGCAAAGTTAATTCCGATCATACCACCTTCAAAAGGACATGGGTATGATTTATATAAAGAATTGGGTGCTGATAGAGTTTTAGTATATGCTAGATTTGATGATTCTACGAAGGATTTCCCAATTGATACTAAATTTGCCCAAATTGGTATTGTAAAAAATCCAACATCAATAGGATCTACTCAGGTATTCACCGACAATCAATTTTCCTCTGTTAAATCATTATATTTAAATAGTTTTGATGTTAATCAATCTATTTCAATTGGTGATAAGATTGAGCAAAAAATTTATGACGGTACTACAGAAGTTGGTAAAGCATTTGGATATGTAGTTTCATATGATATCATCTCAGAAGATGATGCAGATAAGATTGCTATCTTAAAATATTATCAAGATAGATCATTATACTTTAATCCTACTACGGGTGATCAAACTGATTATACTGATGCCAATAATATTACCGAACGTGGTAATTCATCAGGTACAATTTATAATTTTGAATCCAATGCAACTGCTTCTACTAATCAAAGTATAGAGCAAGTTGGTGGGAGTTGGAATGCAAAAATTAATTATGGTTTCTCTGGTATTACTACAAATCCAACTGGCAATAAAATTGTTGAATTGGGAGTTGAGTTTACAAATGGCATCGCAGCATCTGAGATAAATAATGAGTCGGGTGATATAATCTACTTAGATAATAGAGCATTAATCACTAGAGATGCAAGACAAAAAGAAGACATCAAGGTTATCCTGGAATTTTAAAACATGTCACAGAAAACTAATTTAAATATAAGTCCATATTATGATGACTTTGAAAAGGCAGATAATTTTTACAAGGTTTTATTTAGACCAGGAAGACCTGTCCAAGCAAGAGAATTAACTACTCTCCAATCAATATTACAAAATCAAGTTGAATCATTTGGTAAGCATGTATTTAAGGAAGGCTCTTTAGTTATTCCTGGTAATGTTTCGTATGATGATAGTTATTATTCTGTTAAGATAGATTCAGAACATCTTGGACTCCCAGTTTCTTTATACATTAATGAATTAAAAGGTAAGAAATTAAAAGGACAGAATACAGGAATAGAAGTTGTAGTTGATGACTGTAAGTATCCATCAGATTCACCTGACATTACTGATTTAACATTATTTGTTAAATATTTGACTGCAGATGATAGTAATAAGGATGCGTCATTAGAAGATGGTGAACCTTTAATTGCACAAGAGAGTATTATTTACGGAAATACTACAATAGACATAGGGGATAGTGTAGCTAATTTAATAGAAACAAACGCATCAGCAGTTGGAAGTGCTGTTAGAATTGCAGATGGTGTTTATTTTATTAGAGGAACTTTTGTAGATGTTGCTGCTGATACAATAATTCTAGATCCATATTCAAATAATCCAAAGTATAGAGTTGGATTGAATATTTTAGAATCAATTATTACCGCAAAGGATGATAATTCTTTATATGATAATGCAAGAGGGTTTTCTAATTTTGCTGCTCCAGGTGCAGATAGATTAAAAATTACAACTACTTTAGCTAAAAAATCTTTAAATGATTTTAATGATACTAGCTTTATTGAATTAGTTAGATTGGATGATGGTGATGTTAAAAAATTAATTAATACAAGTCAGTATAGTTTCATCATGGAGGAGATGGCTCGAAGAACATATGAAGAGTCTGGTAATTATGCTTTAGGTAATATAAACGTTAATATAAATGATTCGTTAGATGATGGTGTTGGAAATAATGGTATTTTTAAACCTGATGAATCAACAAAAGGATATAATGGGCAAGGTAATGAGCCAAATACTCCAAGTGATGATTTAGCTGCTGTAACTATATCTGCTGGAACTGCTTATGTTAAGGGCAAAAGAGTTGCCAGACCAGGTGGAGAAATATTAGATTTAGATAAACCAAGAGATAAAGAAGCAGTAGAAACTGCAAAAGTCCCATTTGAAATGGGTTCTTTATTGAGAGTTAATAATGTAACTGGAACTCCTTTAATTGGTATTGATAATAATACTAATACAGTATATCTTAATAGTGAGAGAAAAGAGTTTGCTGGACATGATATACCTATGGGAGTGGGTGTTGGAACAGCACGAGTATATTCATTTGGATTAAGAAATACTCCTTATGTAAATGGTGCTAGTGAATGGGATTTATATCTATATGATGTTCAAACATATACCGAGTTGACAATTAATGAAGCTATATCTTTAACTGATTGTCCTATTAGTTCATTTATTAGAGGTGTTAGTAGTGATGCTACTGGATACCTTGCTGGTAATCCAGGTGGTGGAACTTCAGGAACAACTTTATTATTATCTCAAACTTCTGGTACATTTATTGCTGGTGAAAGTATATTAATCAATGAAGTTAATACATTACCAAGATCTATAAAAAGTGTAAATCAGTATGGTGCAAATGATATAAAATCAGTTTATCAAGATAGTAGTAGTTTTACAGGAATTAATTTTGATTTTGCTGCTGATGCAGTATTGAGAGAAGCAGATATTCCTGGAATCGATCCAAAATCTACTTTCTACGTGGTTGGTGATGCCACTGGTTCTAACGGTACTATTACTTCACCTGGAAATACTTTTGGTGATGTTAAAGACGGTACTATACTTAAATATAGACTTCCTGGTAAGACAGTACCAACTCTTAACAAAGTCGTTAGTAAATCTGCAGATTTAAAAACATTAACTGTTATAAGTGTTCCTGAAGTAACTGGAATTACAACTGGAATTGTTGGATTTACGTCAACTTCTGCTATATCTGTTGCTGTACCACAAATAATTGATAGAGATACATCAGGACTGTATACTCCTATAGAAACCCCTAATGTTTCTGATGTTTCATTAGAGGATTCTGAATTAGTAATTTCTTCACAAATAAAAGCTAAAACACCTTCTAGTGGTGGATTAACTGTAAATGTGTCAGATTTAACTGGTATACAAACTGCATTCTTTAGTAATTTTGATACTCAAAAATATTCTATTAGTTATTCTGATGGAACTATTGAACCATTAACTAGTGAGCAAGTTAATTTTGAAGTAGGTTCAACTAGACTTAGTATTAATGGATTATCAAATACTTCATGTACTGTTAATGTAACAGTAGAAAAACAAGAAATTAAAGAAAAGAATAAGGAATTTGTTCGTAGTAAAACACTTACTGTGAATAAAACTGCTAGTCCTGTTACTGGTACTGGATCAGATAATGGAGTTAGTGAAAGTGGTTTGACTCAAAACAAATTCTATGGACTTAGAGTTGAAGATAGAGAAATTTCATTAAACAATTGTGATGTAGTAAATGTTGCAGCCGTTCTTGAATCAAGAAATTCTTCTGCACCAACTTTAGATAAATTAACATTTGTAAGTGGTTTGGAATTGCAGGATAATGCAATAGTTGGTGAGAGGGTTACAGGTGCTGAAAGTGATGCAATTGCTCAAATTATATCTAGACCTTCTCAGGAACAAATTGAATTTGTTTATTTAAATAGTAGTCAATTTAAACCTGGAGAATTAGTTACATTTAGAGAATCTAATATTAAGAGTACGCTACAAGCAGTAACTTTGGGTAATTATAGTAATATAACTGATAGATTTGAATTAGATAAGGGACAGAGAGAACAATTCTATGACTATTCAAGACTAGTTAGAAAGAGAAATCTTCCTGCACCATCTAGACAATTGTTAGTAATTTACAATTACTACAATGTTGATGCTAGTGATACTGGGGATGTTTATACAGTTAATTCTTATGATAAGGAAAGATTTTCAAATGATATACCACATTTAGAAAGTGGTATAAGGGCAACTGATACTCTTGACTTCAGACCAAGATTAGCTGAATTTGCAGCTGTTGATAAATCTCCATTTGCATGGACTACTAGGAACTTTGGTGTCACAGGAGCAACATCTAGTGTTGTAGTATCTCCAGAGGGTGATAGTAAAATAGGTTATAGTTTTTACTTACCAAGAATTGATAAAGTAATTCTTACTCCAGAACCTGCTACGAGCGATATGTATGGAAAATATTCCATCATAAAAGGTTCACCATCTTTAAAACCACAGGTTCCAGCATTAATTGATGATGCAATGCATATTGCTACAATTGATATGCCAGCATATCTTTATAATGCATCTGATGCAAAAATATCTCTTGTAGAAAATAAGAGATATACTATGAGGGATATTGGTAAAATAGATGATAGAGTATCCAATTTAGAAACTGTTACTAGTTTAACTTTACTTGAACTTGATACTAAGAGTTTCCAAGTTAGAGACGCAGTTGGTGATAGATTTAAATCTGGATTCTTTGTTGATGATTTTAAAGATACTAAACGTATGGATAGTGGAAATCCAGATAATAAGATTAGTATTGATAAAGTAAAACATGAAATGGTTGTTCCATTAGATAGATTTACAAACAAACCAGAATTGGGATTAGATCCATCAATAAATGTAGATACTGCTGATTTATCTCAAAATTTACAATTATTAGATCCAAATATCGTAAAAACTGGTGATTTAATTACATTGAAATATGATAATGTCTCTTGGATTGAAAATACTCAAGCAAGTAGAGTTGAGAATATTAATCCATTTAATGTTGTCATATTCAGAGGTAGAATTACTTTAACTCCATCTTCAGATAATTGGACAGAGACAAAAACTACTGTTAAAGATGATGTTATTTTATTAGGTGATCCAGAAGATGTAGGAACTAGTACTGATACAGTACAAACTGGATCTCAACAATTACCATTTATGAGATCTAGAAATGTTGGAATTGAAGCACATGGATTAAAACCATTAATAAAATACTATCCATTCCTTGATGGAAGAAGTGGTATTGATGTAGTTCCTAAATTAATTGAAATAACTATGCAATCTGGTTCATTCCAAATTGGAGAAGTTGTTGAAGGTTTTATTACTGGAATATCTACACCTCAAACCAGAAGAGTTAGATTTAGAGTTGCACAACCAAATCATAGATCTGGTACATATAATTCACCAACAACTACTTATGGAGTTAATCCATATGAACCTGGAACAGGAATTGCAGCTGCATATACAGAGTCTTCTACAGTTTTAAATGTAGATATTGCATCTTTGTGTGAAGAAGCACAAGGTGATTATTATGGAAGAATTTCTGCAAATATGAAATTGTGGGGACAAACAAGTGGTGCACTTGCTATAGTTTCTGATGTTAGAATGATTGCGGATAATCTTGGAAATTTAAATGGTGCTTTCTGGGTTAGAAATCCAAATGCTACTCCTACTCCACCATTAAGATTTAGTAACGGTACTAAGACATTTAAATTAACTTCATCAAATACAAATACACCTCAAGACGAAACACCTGGAAACTCTTTAATAACTGAAGGACAAGCAACTTATACTACTAGTGGTATTTTAAATCTCTTTGAGAGAACAACTACTATTATAAGACCACGCCCAATACCAGAACCAGAATACGCTGATCCATTAGCACAGTCCTTCTTTGTTGATGAGAGTGGGGCATTCTTATCTGGATTGGATTTATATTTCTTCTCTAAAGATGATACCCAAAGAGTAACAGTTCAAATAAGAACAGTTGAACTTGGAACCCCAACAAATCAAGTTGTAGCAGATTATGCTGAAGTTGAACTTGATCCTGCAGAATTAGATTCTACTGGAGCATCTATTATTAAGACATCTGATGATGCGTCAGTTCCAACAAGAGTAACTTTCCCATCTCCTGTTTATCTAGAAGCAGATAGGGAATATGCAGTTGTTCTCTTAGCACCAAATACTCAAAACTATCAAGTTTGGATTGCTAGAATGGGTGAATCTACTATAGAAACTAGAACTCTAGGTGAGGGTAGTCAAGCTATAATATCTAAACAATATATTGGGGGAAGTCTATTTAAATCGCAGAATGGTACTATCTGGACACCAAGCCAATTTGAAGATCTTAAATTTACACTTTATAAGTGTTCATTTATAACTGGTACAACAGGTGATTTAACATTATATAATTCTAAAATTAAGGATGTTGCTGAGAATAATAAGTTAATTTCAAATGCAATAAAATCATATCCAAGAAAACTCAAAGTTGGATTTACTAACACTGCTTATAATGGTGCTTTTGCTGCATCATATGTAGCAGGTAAGAAAGTTTCTGGTTGGGTTGGTGGAACAGCTCCTAGTGTTCCTAGTGACGCAGAAGGATATATTGAAAAGATTGGTGGTAGAATAGGGGAGGTTAGTATAACAAATGCAGGAACTGGATATCCAGCAAGTAAATCTGGTTCAAATCTTACTGGTGTTGGATTATATACAATAACTGGTAATGGTTCTGGTGCTGTTGGTGTTGTTACAACAAACTCTGATGGTGAAATACTTCAAATAGGTGTTGAAGGTGCTACTGTAGATAAAGGTTATTGTGTTGGTGATGTTTTAGGTATTACAACTTCATCTTTAGGTTCTACTGCTGCTGATAAAATTGGTTCAGGTGCTAGAATATCAGTTAATCAAATGGATATAGCTAATACACTATATCTAACTAATGTTCAGGGAGAATCATTTAATACTAATAATTGGTTGATTCAATATGAAACAGATGGAACTACAACTACTCTTGGTGCTGCAACTACAGCAATTACAAGTTCAGAACAATTTGGAGAATTATATAGTGGTAATATAATGGAAGTGCAGCAGTACAACCATAGTATGACTGCAGATCAAAACCAAGTTAGTCTTAAGGGTATTGAACCAAATAGTATTCCAGTTAACCTTACAGGTGCTTTAAGTTCTACTGATACTACAATTAGTATAAGTACAGCAACATTCACCACAGCAGAGGGAATAACAACCTCTACAGGATATGTTCAGGTAGGTCCAGAAATCATATATTATGATGGTATAAGTGTTGATGCATTAAATGTTGGTACAAGAGGATATGGTGGAACTCCTGTTAAAAACCATGATGTAGATACTCCAGTATATCCATATGAATTTAATGGAGTCTCTTTAGTAGGAATTAATACCACTCACAGTATGGTAAGTTCTGCTGCATTGAAGAAACTTAAGACTATAGATAGTTATCTAATAGAAGCAAATAGAACTGGTAGAACAAATCTTCCAAATAGAACTAGTGGTAGAGCACAACTTTCATTTACTGAAGAGGGTTTTGCTGGAGGAAGTTCAATTCAATCTTCTAAGAATTTCCAATATGACGGATTTAGTCCATCGTTTAATGTATTAACTCCTGGAAGTGGAACTGAAATTACATCACAATTAAGATCAGTATCTGGAACTAGTGATGGTGGTAGTGAAGTATCATATAAAGATGAAGGATATACTCCTGTTGAATTTAATCAAGTTAATAGATTACCTACACCTAGATTGCTTGCATCAAAGGTTGATGAAGAATTATGGTTAACTAATTTACCAAGAAATAAATCAGTTACTTTATTAGCAAACTTTAAGACTTCGGATTCTAATTTATCTCCCGTATTAGATACTCAAAATGGATCATTTAGATTCTTTAGAAATAGGTTAAATAATCCAATATTAGATTATACTGAAGATTCTAGATCTAATTCTCTTACAGGAGATCCACATGCTGCTTGTTATATTTCTCAAAAAGTTAATTTAGCAAATCCATCAACTTCATTAAAAGTTTTGATTGGTGCTTATAGAGCACCAACATCAGACTTTAGAGTCTTGTATAGATTGTTTAAACCAGATTCATCTGAAGTTGAACAATCATATGAATTATTCCCTGGATATGATAATCTTAGAGATGTTGATATTGAACTTCAAGTTGTTGATTCATCTAAGAATAGTGGAAGAGCTGATAGATTAGTTCGTGCAAGTAAAGAAAATGAATTCTTAGATTATGAATTTACTGCCAATAATTTAGATGAATTTATTGGATTCCAAGTTAAAGTTGTTATTAGTGGAACTAATGAAGCAGATCCTCCTAGATTTAAAGATTTAAGAGTTATAGCTTTAGCATAATGATACCAGTTGAGGGACACAAACATCTTTATAGAGATGAGGAATCTGGTGCAATTATAAATTGTGACACTAATTCATATTCTCAATATAAAAAGATAAGAAACAAAAAATTATCTGAAAAAGATGAGATTAAACGTTTAAGATCTGATATTGATGAGATAAAATCTCTTTTACATGAAGTGTTAAATAAAAGATTATAAATATTTAAAAGTATATTGAGTAATAATGGCAGTATATGTATCCAACATCACAATTGAACAGGGATTTGATTTTGACACATCCTTTCAGTTAGAGGATACTCGAACTAATGAATTTTTAAATTTAGTAGGTGCAGCTGCATCAGCTCAACTTAGAAAGCACTCTTCAAGCACAACTAAAGTTGCGTTTGCATGTAGTATTTCTCAGCCAGAGAATGGTATTATATCAATTAATATGTTAGCTGCAACTACTGTCAATATAAAACCTGGAAGATATGTATATGATGTAAAGATTTTGGCTTCAGGTAATAAGGAATATAAAGCTGTTGAAGGATCAGCACTAGTTAGAGGTGGAGTAACAAGGTAATGCCAACAATAAACGACAGAATCGGTTCACAAAATGTAATCCGAGTATTATCAAATGCTTCTGCACCACCTTCTCGTGTTAATAACTTATTAGATATTAATGCTGGAAGAAAGGATGATACTGATGCTACTGGACTACTCTTAATATGGGATAAAACTTCTGCAAAATATATTCTGGGTAATGATATTGCTCATGGACTTAATATAACAGGACTTACTACATTTACTCGTCTTAAAGCAACAGGTGTTGAATTTACTGGAGTAACAACAGCAGCAACTCTTAGTGCTACCACTGCAATTTCAATGGGTAGTACTTCTGTTATAAGTGCAGCAAGACAATTACAAAATATTGCATCTTTGGATGCTACAACAACAGCAACTATAGAGTCTGCAATTAGTAATGCACCCAATACGTTTACTGATTTACAGGTAAGTGGAATTTCAACCTTTGTTGGAGCATCTATATTTAATTCAGTTGCTACTTTTAATGTTGGTGCCAATGTTGTTGCTGGTGTATCAACATTCGCTGCTGCAATAGATGCTAATGCTGGTGCTAATATAGCTGGTGGATTAGTTGCTGACACAGCAAAAATTTCTGATTTAACTCAGGCAAATGCAATTGTTTTTTCTGGTTCTGATGGTGAATTAGTAGAAACCAGTGCTTTTACTATTAATTCTGTATCAGAAACTTTAATTGGGCAGAACTTTACGGGTACATCCTTAAGTGCTAGTAGACAATTTACTGCTGCTCTCTTAAATGTAACTGGTGTTTCTACATTTGCTGGTATTTCTACATTCAATAATAATGTTTTTGTAGAGGCTACTACCGATACTAATCAATTAAATGTAACTGGTGTATCAACCTTTGTTGGAAATGTTAAGTTTGATGGGAATGTCTCTATCGCAGGAACTCTTACTTACGAGGATGTAACTAATGTAGATTCTGTTGGTATTGTAACTGCTGGTAAAGGAGTCAGAGTAACTACTGGTGGAATAGTTGTAACTGCAGGTGTTTCCACATATGGTGCTGCTATAGATGCTAATGCTGGTGCAGACATTTCTGGTGGTGTTGGGTTAAATGTTGTAGGACATACAGAATTAGATAATGTAAATGTATCTGGTGTATCCACATTTGTTGGAGTATCTACTTTCAGTGGAGATGTTTATGTTGGTGGAGATTTATATCTAAAAGATGATTTAGTATTAGATAATATTACTGGTTCAAGTCTTAAGATAACTGGTATATCAACATTTGATGGTGCTATAGATGCTAATGCTGGTGCTGATATCTCAGGTGGTGTTGGACTTAATGTAGTTGGACATACTGAAGTAGATAACTTTAATGCTTCAGGTGTATCCACATTTGCTGCTTTAGTTGATGGTAATGCTGGAGCAAACTTTTCAGGTGCAGAAACAACTTTAAGTTCTGCTACTGTATCTGATTTAACTTCTGGAAGAATTACTTATGCAGGTGCTTCTGGTTCACTTCAAGATAGTGGTAACTTAACTTACATTGGAAGCAAATTAACTGTCACTGGTAACGCACAAGTTACTACAGACTTAGATGTAGATGGTGGTGCAGATATCTCTGGTGGTGTTGGACTTAATGTAGTTGGACATACTGAGTTAGATAATCTAAATGTATCTGGTGTATCAACATTTGCTGCTCTCTTAGATGCTAATCTTGGATTAAATGTATCTGGTGGAACAGGTTTTGTTGCATCAACTGCTAAGATTTCAGATTTAACATCAGGTAGAGTTGTTTATTCTGGAGCAAGTGGAGAACTTCAAGACAGTGCTAATTTAACTTTCGACGGTACTGAATTATCAGCAGGATTAATTGATGGGGGATCGTATTAATGGCAAAACCAACCACTAAACAAGAACTAATAGATTTTTGTTTGAGAAAACTAGGTGCTCCTGTTCTGGAGATTAATGTTGATGATGAACAATTAGATGATTTAGCAGATGATGCTATTCAATTATTCAATGAACGTCATTTTGATGGTGTTGAGAGAATGTATCTCAAGCATCAATTGACTGCTGATGATGTAAGTCGTGGACAAGCAAAACCAATTGATGGTGTAGGTATAGTTACTACTACTGCTACCTCTGTGGATAGTGGAAGTGGAACTTTTACTTCAAATTGGTATGAAAATTCTAATTTTATTCAAGTTCCAGATTCAGTTATTGGTGTAGAAAAGGTATTTAAGTTTGATAATAATACCATTTCCAGTGGAATGTTTAGTTTCAAATATCAGTTATTTTTAAATGATGTTGCATTCAATCTTGGATATAATGGACTCTTAAATTATTCTATGACAAAAACATATCTTGAAGATATTGATTACTTGATGACAACGGATAAGCAAATAAGATTTAATAAAAGTCAAGATAGATTATATTTAGATATTGATTGGAAAGATGAAGATGCTGGTGATTATATTATTCTTGATTGTTATAGAGCATTAAATCCAGCATCATTCAGTGGTGTTTTTAATGATAGTTTCTTAAAAAGATATTTAACAGCAACAATTAAGAAACAATGGGGGCAAAATTTAATTAAGTTCCAAGGAGTTAAACTTCCTGGTGGAATAGAGTTAAATGGAAGGCAATTATATGATGATGGTGATAGAGACATAGAGGCAATCTTATCTAAAATGTCAACTGATTATGAAATGCCACCTCTTGATTTGATAGGTTAATACAAAATGCCATTAAATTCGTATTTTTTACAAGGATCTAAAAACGAACAGTTTTTGGTTCAAGATTTAATAAATGAACAGTTAGGTATCTATGGAGTAGAGGTATACTACCTTCCTAGAAAAACATTTAAAACTGATGATATTATTAGAGAAGTTCAGTCATCTAAGTTTGATGACTCTTTTTTAATTGAAGCATATTTAAATAATTATGAGGGATATAATCCTGGTGCAGATTTAATGACTAAATTTGGTTTGAGATTAACCAATGAAGTAAGTCTTACTATTTCAAGAGAAAGATTTGAAAACTTTATTGCACCAATATTAGAAGGTTTAAGTTCAGGAATTAGAGATGGTTATATTACAGATTATACATTTGAAGATTTAGTTACAAGACCTAAAGAAGGAGATTTAGTATATTTTCCTCTTGGAGAAAGATTATTTGAAATTAAAAGAGTTGAAAGTGAAAAACCTTTTTATCAATTAGGTAGAAACTATACTTATGAATTAAGTTGTGAACTTTATGAATATGAGAATGAACTTATTGATACCACTATTAATGAAATTGATAGTGCAATGGAAGATGAAGGATATACCACATTAGTACAATTAGTTGGTACTGGTGTTACTGCTAATGGTGTAGCTTCAATAGGATCTACTGGAATGATTGGATTTATAGATTTAATAAATGATGGTTCTGGTTATAAGACTCCACCTCTTGTTGAGATATCACCACCTCCTGGTGGATATGGAACACAAGCAACTGCTGTCGCAATTACCACTTCTTTTGGTGGAGTTAAATCTCTGAAAGAAATAAGGATGATTAATCCAGGTCAGGGATATAGTGTTGAGAATCCACCATTTATTATATTAACTGGTGGCGGTGGAGCAGGTGCTGCAGTTACATTTGGTATTGTTTCTTCAGGTATTTCTACTATTGATGTGGATCAACAAGGTGTTGGTTATCCAGAAGAACCAACAATATCTGTTACAGCAGCACCTGCTGGTGGTGTAACTGCTACGGTAGAACCAGTTATGAGTGCTGGTAAAGTAATTGATATACAATTTACTAATGTTGGTTCAGGATATACTGTTGCACCTACTGTTACATTTACTGGTTTAACTACAACAGGAATTGGAACTTACATATATAACGAGATAGTAACTGGTCAGACATCTGGAGTTGAAGCAAGAGTCAGAGACTTTAAGAGACGTACTGATATCAATGAGACTTATCCACCAATTGATCTTAAGGTATCTTTAAATACTGGATCATTCTATCCAGGAGAAACTCTTGTAGGTGGCATATCATCTGCTAGATACATTGTAGAATCTTATAGTTCAGACAGTGTTGATGATGCATTTGATTCTAATGCTGAAATAGAATTAGAAGCAGATAACTTACTTGACTTTACTGAAGGCAACCCATTTGGACAATACTAATGTTAGGAACATATTATTATCACGAAATTGTTAGAAAAACCATTATTGGTTTTGGTACTTTATTTAATAGTATTTTTATTAAACATGAGGGAAAAGATAATGAAACTCTTGATGAGACAAAAGTTGGACTTGCTTATGGTCCACAACAGAAGTTTTTTGCAAAGATTAGAGAGCAAGCTAACCTAACAAAAGCAATTGCAATAACTCTTCCAAGGATGTCATTTGAAATGACTTCTATTCAATATGATCCATCTAGAAAATCGGGAATAACACAAACATTTAAGGCATCAGATGGTACCAAGTTGAAGAAAGTTTTTATGCCTATTCCTTATAATATTGGATTTGAGTTAAGTATATTTTCAAAATTGAATGATGATGCACTTCAAATTATTGAACAGATATTACCATATTTTCAACCATCATTTAATATAACAATTAATTTAGTAAGTTCTAT